CGTGGATTCCAAGTGAAGAATGCGATTGATGCAAAGCGGTATGAGTTCCCAGTCTGATGACTTCTATTACCAAAAAGAATGAAGTGTATCTCCGTATAGGTACGGAACCACACATTCATCACGAACTGTCTGAGTATTTTTGTTTCGAAGTTCCAGAAGCAAAATTTTTAATGAAGACACGTAGGTATAGGAGATGGGATGGAAAGATAAGACTTTATTCACCAGGTACAGGAGAACTATACGTAGGACTATTCCCATATCTAGCTGAATGGTTAGATAAAATGGGATATGAATATGACATTATTGACAACGATGACTATGGAAGACCACAAGAAGTTAACGAGGGCATACTACCACAGACAGTTAAGGACTTTACTGGAATGCTCGGTCTGCCTTTCAAGGCAAGAGATTACCAACTCGCTGCAATTTATTCAGCACTTCGACACAACCGTAGACTTATACTATCACCCACTGGGTCTGGGAAATCTCTCATAATATACTGTATAGTCCGTTGGCACTTAGCAGTAAACAGACAGATACTGATTATCGTTCCAACAACATCGTTAGTAGAACAGTTATATAAGGACTTTGAAAAGTATGGATTGATGTGTAGGTATATACCTGTAGCAAAAATATATGGGGGACAGGAGAAATATACAGATGCACCAGTTGTTATATCTACTTGGCAGAGTATCTACAAAGAGAAAGGAGACTTCTTTAATAGGTTCGATGTAGTAATTGGTGACGAAGCACATCAGTATAAAGCAAAGAGTCTCACTAAGATATTGGAGAAGTGCTATGACACCAAGTATCGTATAGGACTTACAGGAACTCTCGATGGAATGCAATGTCATCAGTTACAACTAGAAGGTTTATTTGGACAAGTAGATAATTATATCAAGACAAAAGACCTACAGAAGTCAGGTCATCTCTCAGAATTAAAGATTAATGTATTACTTTGTAAGCACGAGTTCTTAGGATTTGATACGTATCAGGATGAAATAAATTATATCATAGGTCATAGAAAAAGGAATAATATAATTGCGGGTCTTGCACGAGATCTCAAAGGAAACACACTAATTCTATTCAACTACGTGGAAAAACACGGAGATCCTTTATGGGAATTGCTAAATAGTATTAATCGAAGTAAAAAACTATTCTATGTTCACGGTGGAGTTCCTACCACAGAGCGAGAAGAAGTGCGTCAGATATGCGAGTCTTCAGACAACGCAATCATTTTGGCATCCTACGGTACCTTCAGCACTGGTATCAACATAAAAAATCTACATAATGTCATTTTTGCTTCACCCACTAAGTCAAAAGTTCGTAACCTACAATCTATAGGGAGAGCTTTACGGACGCACGATTCGAAAGCACGTGCTACCTTATATGATTTTGCTGATGATATCAGTAATGGTCATACTCGTAATTATACTTTGAACCATTTAACTGAACGGATTAAAATTTATCAATCCGAATCGTTTAATTATGCTATTACCGAAATCAAATTAGGAGGTTAATGTGACACTCACTTTAAACTATCTTAGACCAGATGAGGAATTCTTCGGAGCGATTAAACTTAGCTCAGGCGAAGAGATAATTGGTCGTGTTATAGTATGTGAGGAGAATGGTGCACATCTAGCATTTATTCAAGATCCTGCAAAGGTTCACGCAAATGATACAATGTCCGATGGACGGAGGGCGGTCGCTGTAGGTCTAAAGAAGTGGATGGTTTTTTCCGCAGAAGATTTTTATATCATACCCGAAGATAGGATCCTTACAATCGCTCCGTTAAGTACGGAAGCAATTTTAATGTACAAATATTTTATCAAATCTGAAATGCAAGTAAGACATCCTCAAGGTAAATCTTCCTCAAAAGAGATTGATCCTAATATGGGTATGGGACTTATCGGTAAAGTCGATGAGACCAGAAAGAAATTAGAAGATCTATTTAACCAAGATATTAGCTAAGTCTGTCCCGCCAACCCTGACAGTGTTGAGTCTAACCAAATTTACACAACTTGTCAAGCTACTCCATTTCTGATATAATTTTGTTATGCAACTACCTGTAAGATATGGCATTTATGGTGGCGAGAAAAAATACCAAAAATCAACATTACGTCGATAACCAAAAGTTCCTAAAGGCAATCGTGGCTTATCGTGATAAGGTTGAATTGGCTAAAATTAGAGACAAAAAGAAACCTAGAATAGATGAATACATAGGTGATTGCTTTTTAAAGATAGCAACACATTTGTCTTATCGTCCTAACTTTATTAACTATATGTACAAGGAGGATATGATCTCAGACGGTGTAGAGAACTGTGTACAGTACATAGACAACTTCGACCCTGCTAAGTCTAAGAACCCCTTCGCATATTTTACACAGATAGTATACTATGCCTTCCTAAGAAGAATTGCTAAAGAGAAAAGACAGATGGATATAAAGGATAAGATTATAGAGAAGAGTGGATTCGAACAAGTATTCCATTCAGATGATCCTTCTTCTAATGCAGAACTAAGTGGCATCAAGTCACGTATTGAAATGAACACTCGCTATTAACTATGTGGTACACTTTATTTTGGACTGTTATTATTATGTACATCCTTATAAGATTGGGGGTGTTTAGAAGGTGACAGCAGAAGTAGAATTAGATAAACACGGATTTAAGGTCAGGACATATCCAGATGGTCTTGAATCAGTCAGAGCAGCAGTAGATAATGCTGTAAACCTATGTGGGTTGGATAAGAAGGTAATGGAAGCATTGCTTAAAGGTGAGTGGTCACAGTTGACCACTTCCAATTCAACTGGTAGAATGTCCAAGAAGATTGTAATTGAGTATGACATCGAACAAAAAACTTCTGCTGATAACTGATCAGCACTTTGGAGTACGCAACGATAATCAAGTATTCATAGAGAAGTATAGAGAGTTCTATACTAATACAGTCATACCATATATCAAGAGACACAAGATCACAACTGTAATGTGTCTTGGAGATTCCTTTGATAAGAGAAAGGCTATAAATTTTTTGTCGCTTGAATCTGCTAGAGAGATGTGGTTCGATCCTCTCAGAGAGATGGGTATCCAGATGCATATGCTTATTGGTAACCACGACATATACTATAAGAACACACTTAAAATTAATTCACCTGAGCACCTCCTAGGTGAGTATGACAATATAAAAATCTACACAGAACCAGAAGAAATTGAAGTTGAAGGTGTTAGAATATTAATGCTGCCTTGGATTTGTGACGATAATAGAAAGCAAATAGATCAGATGGTTGAAGATTCAGATGCACCAGTATGTTTTGGACATCTAGAACTAACAGGATTCGAAGCTATACCAGGTAGGTTTATGGAGCACGGTGATGATCCATCACCATATAATAAGTTTAAGTTATGCTGCTCAGGACACTTCCATATGAAGTCAAAGCAAGGTAACATCAACTATCTCGGAAATCCGTACCAACTTTACTGGAATGATTACGGTCAGAGAAGAGGGTTCCACACCCTAAATACAGATACACTTAACTTAACATTCCATCTTAATCCTTATCAAATCTTTAACAAATTATATTATGATGATGTTCAAAAGGATTATGAAACCTTACCTGACTTCACTAAGTTAAAGGGATCTTATGTAAAGGTAATCGTACAGAACAGAGAGAACCAAGTATGGTTTGATCGTTACATTAAATCACTGCAAGATAGTGATGTGGCAGATCTCAAAATCATTGAGGATCTATCTTTAGATATGGTTGACGTGGATGAAAATCTTGAGACAGAAGATACGATTACTATACTAGAAAATTATGTACAAGACTTGGAAGATTCTATAGACAAAACTAACGTAGTGAATATTTTGAAATCGTTGTACACAGAAGCACTCAATCTTTAATGTTCATATTGTTGGATAAATCTACTGGAGGAGTATATGCTGTCACTGGTGCTGATGGAAATAAGGTTGTGCAAATTTTTGTTGACAAAGATGACGCAGTGCGTTATTATGGTATGCTAGAAGCAGTTGACTATAAACGTCCACTGGAAGTAACTGAAGTAGAGGAGGACATTGTTATAGACAATTGTTCTGCTCATAACTATCATTATACTTTCATCAATCCTGAAGATCTCGTTATTCCTCCTCTGTCATTATGATCACCTTTGAGAAGATTCGTTGGAGAAACTTCTTAAGCACAGGCAACCAATTCACTGAACTTGATTTTACTAAGACCTCTTCCACTCTTGTTATTGGAGCGAATGGTGCAGGTAAATCAACGATGTTGGATGCTCTGTGCTTTGGATTGTTTAACAAACCTTTCAGGAAGATCACAAAGTCACAGTTAGTTAATACAATCAACGAGAGAGATACTTTAGTTGAGATAGAATTTCAAGTAGGTACAATAGATTACAAGGTAGTACGTGGAATTAAACCAGGTGTATTTGAGATATATCGTAACGATTCTCTTATAGATCAGGATGCTGCTAACAGAGACTATCAGAAATACCTTGAGCAAAGTATATTAAAATTAAACTTTAAGTCATTTACACAGGTTGTTATACTGGGTAGCAGTACCTTTGTGCCTTTTATGCAATTAGGTGCTAGTCATAGGAGAGAAGTCATTGAAGATCTACTGGACATTCAAATCTTTTCTTATATGAATATGCTCCTCAAGGAGCGTGTAAAGGATAACAATGAGATACTTCGTGACTGTAAGCACGAACTGGAAATGGCTACTGCTGCTATCAAAGCACAGGAGAAAACCTTATCAAAACTTACTATTGTTAATGATGAGAGAATCGCTCATCAGAAGGAAAGGTTTGATAACAATGAAGAACGAATGAAGAGTCTAAAAGAAGAGATCGAAGAGTTTCAAAAGAAGATTAACAAACTCGTTAACAGCACTACAAAGTTAAAGACAAAGGAAGATGAATATAAAAAGACCTTTGGTATACTGAGTAAGTTGAACGGAAGACAGGAGAGAGTTGTTAAAGATATTAAATTCTTTAACGATAATTCATCTTGTCCTGTATGTACTCAGGAGATTGAAGAGAAATTCAGACAGGTCAAAGTTAAAACTTTAAACGAAAAGGTTGATGAAATAAATGAAGCAGCAGGTACTCTAGAGAAACAAGTACAGAAGACACTTCAATCGATTGAGAAATTAAGAGAGGATAGTTCTAATGTAACTGAATATCAATTTGAAATTCGTCGTCTAGTAAACGAAGAACAGAAGTTGATGAAACAGAATACTGATATATTATCTCAGATTAAGAACTTAACTGATGAGTCAGATCTTGGTAAGGAACAGTTACTACTGGAGAAATTACAACAAGATTATAATGATAAGGAGACTGCTTGTTCAGGTGTAAGCAAAGAAGCACAAGACTATAAGTTAGTTGGTAATCTTTTAAAGGATGGTGGTATCAAAGCAAAAATTATTTCTAAGTATATTCCTATCATTAATCAGAGGATCAATAGGTATCTTACATCAATGGATACATATATTAATTTTACTTTGAATGAAGAGTTTGGTGAGGTTATTAAGTCACGTCATCGTGATAAGTTCTCTTATTCATCCTTCTCTGAAGGTGAGAAGCAGAAGATTGACCTATCACTTCTCTTTACTTGGAGACACGTTGCTAAATTAAAGAACTCTATCATTACAAATCTATTGATACTTGATGAAGTATTTGATAGTTCACTAGATAATACAGCAACAGAAGAACTCCTAAAAATTCTTAAGGAGTTATATACTGATACTAATATGTTTATCATCTCTCATAAGGGTGATGTACTCCTAGACAAATTTGATAGAACTATCAGGTTTGAAAAGGTTAATGAGTTCTCAAAGGTATTTGAAGATGTTTGACATTCCATTTTATACAAGCAATAACGAATATAGTAATCACTGTCAGTTCAGGAAAGATTTAATAGCACGTCGTGATGAGTTTTGTGTACCAGAGAATAAATTTTATGGTACGGGTTACAGTACTATTCATTCTAATGACCAGATACATAAGGAGTACCCTGAGTTTAATGATTTACTTCTATCAAAACAAGAATTATTTGATCCAGAACTTGAGGTTACACACTGTTGGGTTAACATCAATCCGAAAGGTGGGTTCCAGATGCGTCACAACCACGCAGAGTGTGATGTTGCAGGAACCTATTATCTACAGGTTCCACCTGGCAATACTGGCGACCTTTATCTCTATCATCCTTCACACGCAGTAGAGACTACT